CAGGTTGTTCATTTTTTGGTCACAAAAAATGGCCCTTCTTTCCCAGGCCTTACCAACACAAACACACGTAGGGGCTGGTCCAATTACGGACGGGCCCCTTGACGCTGCTCGTTTTTCGTTCAGACAAATCCACTCGTGTACGTCATCATGCATCTATTATTACATACTTCTTCTCTTCTCGCAACACCTAGAACCTTCTAGTTCGTAACGGTTTCATAACATCTTGTGCTGTCCTGTCCAACCCTTGCAACAGCAAACTGTGCAATATGGAATGTTCATTTATTGCCAGGGGTGGGGCGGGGCCGTAGAGTAGGACACGTCGAAAGGAACAAAAAATGAACATTCATGCGGCCACCTACGTCGCTCGCGAACTCTCTGACCGTCTCTACGCCGCCGGCTTCCGGGGCGTGTGCGACATGGATCGTATTGGGTCTGTCATCAGTGCGTACACTACGTATCATCGTGCCCGTAAGGGGCTCACTGAATACCTGGTTGGTTGCGGCGTGCGCGGTGATTACGCGCCCCGTATCGCGGTCCTGGCGGAGCGGGCTTTCCGTCGTGGCGGTGGTGACTGGGGCGGTGCGGGAGCTTTCGCCACCATCTTGGTGGCGCTTAATGACGCGTCTGGAATGCTGCGCGACGACCCGTCGCGCGTGCGTTCCTTGACTCACGTGATGGAACAGTATGAGCGGGAGGAACTTGACCGTGAGGGTGTGCGTAAGCGGTTGCGGCGGGGGTCATACTGGCGGGGGCGTCAATGGATTGCCAATGAGGTCATGTTGTATTGGTGCGCGTGACGTGCTGAGGGTCCGGTTTCTGCCGGACCCTCTTTCATTCTTTTCATTCTTTTCCTCTTCCAGATTACCACACTTTCACACGTTGCGCAACTTCAAAATGAACAATCTAGAATGTTCATTTCTTGCCACGGGCTGGCGGGGTCCCTACTGTAGATGCAGGGCCACAAGGAAGGGCCAGAAAGGACACAACAATGATCTACACAAGCGCAGCACTCGCCTACCTGCACGAGAATCCCTGCGACATGCCTGACATTGCCCAGGTCCGGGGGGATGTCGCGTGGCTGAAAGCTGGGGAAGGCTGGGCCGAGGTATGGCGGGACACCGAGCTTGCCTACCGGGACACCGCCCGCGACTACGGCACGGCCGAAGGGATCTGTGCAGCAATCGCAGAACTCGGCCCCGGACTCCGGGGGACGGCCGCCCACCTGCTGGCGGGCGACATCCTCAAGGATGAGCCGATTCCTGAGGACCTTCCCGCCGTGGCAGGGACCGAGACCGCTGAGGGACTCGCAGCGCGAGTCTGGCTGTACTGGGCAGAGAATGACGGCTGTGATGGCCGTGACGTGTGTGAGGGTGTGGGGGTGCTGCGATGAGGTACGCGAGTAGCGCCGTTGCGTTCAACTCCCTGTTCTACCACTTGCCTTCCCTCACCTGTCCCCAGGGGGTTGCGCGTCTGCCGCAGGGCAGGAAGTGGCGGAGGCTCTACAGAGGGATCCTGTTCGCGTATCGCACGGCGGTGGCCGGTGGCGCAGGGTTCGAGGCCGCGCTTGCTGCGGCTGTTGACGCTGCGCAAAATCGTTTGTTCATTCCGGCCATGCTGGCCGGTGACGTGTTGCGTCAGCTGCCGTTCCCGTATGCGGATGAGCCGGTGTACATGCCACCGTGCCCGTCAGATATCGCACGAGGGGTCTGGCGGTACTGGGATGCGCATCCCTATGGGTGCGGGTCCGTTCCCCTGTACGAACAAGAGATTTTGATCGAGCCTTACTGGCTCAAGAAGTGAAAGGTTTTTTCGAATGTTGGTTTCAATGTCATTGATCGATCGTCTCTCCGCAGTCATGTCCCCGGAAGAGCTCCCGCAACTCGGCGCTCTGATCGAGTGGGCCGAGGACCACGGCTACTACCCGGAGGACCTGATCGCCCCCGTCGTGGGCGACGATGCCCGTTGGGTGTATGATGCCTACCTGTCTCTCAGTGACGTGCGGGCCAGCCAGGCCAGCGCGGCCGGGCTGACCCTCGATGTCCGGGTGCGCATTCTTGAGGCCGTGGCAGCGGTGCCCGCCGCCATGGGGGTCTGTGCTCGCTGGGATGCTGCGGTGGCGGCAGCTGAGGGTCTCCCGTGCGCGCCGTGGGCGGCGGTGGCGGATGTCGCCATGCTTTTCGGTTGGCTGCCATCCCGTGACCTGCTGTGCTATGTGATGCTTCACGCGTCTGATGGGGCTCGGCGTGCGGCCCGGACCGTGATGCTGCTGAGAGACGGCGTGGATCCCATGGATGCATGGGAAGGCAGCTACGGGGCTCTGTCTGTGGGGGGTGAGTGACGTGACGGCTCGTCTTTGGCCGTCCGAGACGGCATCCGACATGATGCTGGCAATCATCCTGGCATACCGGCACAAGATGCCGCTGTGCCATGGCGACACGGTCCAGTTCGACGGACCGTGCGCGTCCCGGACGCGCATGGGTCGCGACAAAATTCTTGCCCGCCTGGTTGCGGATGGGATGGTTGTTCAGCGTCGGGAGGGTCGGCGTGTGCTGTCGCTTCCGACTGCGGCGGGACTGTCGGCGTGGCGTATGCCGATGCCTGATGACCGGTCCGTGTACCGCCTGCTCCGGGAGGGAGGAACTGACGTTTCCAGCGCCGCCAATGCCGTTCTGGGCCGTTCGCTCCGCAGGTTGTGGCGGCGGCACTACGCCATTGGCGCCGAGGCTCTGCGGGACCTCGAGCCGCTGGGGTGTGTGCGTCAGGATCGGTACACGGCCCGTCTGTGGGCCGCTCGCGATACCGCCATGGTTGAGGCCGTGCTTGACGTGCTGCCTGGTTTGCACCCGTATCGGGTGCGAAAGTTGCTGATCCCGTAGCTCACGGGATGGGAAGGGGCCGTGCTGTTGGCACGGCCCCTTTCTTCGTTTCACCTTGCGTTTACAGGTCGTGATTATCAAGTCACGGCCTGTTTCAGTTGCATGCGGGTGCTTCCTGAGACGTCATGGGCAGCGCTGTGCGCGTTTCTGACGGCCTTGCAGGCTGTCCGGGTACTAGGGTATGTGGGCAGGGTTTGAGGCTCTCTGAGGGGCGTGTAGCGCTTACGGGTTTGCCGGTGGGGGAGTGGTGTGACCACTCCCCCACCACTCCCCTATCGTGTGCGTAGCAGCATTTTGATTATTCACCCCTCCCCTACCGCTCCCCTACCGGTCGAATCGGCTTTGACTAGGGGTTTTGCTGTTGCCGGGTGTTGTGTGTCTCCCCTCTTGGTGGAATATTTATGATTTTCACCACTCGTTATTGAGAATCATTCTCATTTTCTGAAAAGGGCCCCTCGCCGGCCCGTCAGCGAAAAAGTTGAACTCAAAAATTTTTGAAAATCTCCGCAACCAACAACAATCCCAGAATCATGAAACAAGCAGACAGATCAAGAATCACAAGACCCCCCTCCCATGATTTTTCCGACACCGTTTCCCCATCCATCATCTTCCGGAGAACAATTGCACGAACCCATTCCGCACCGCGGCATTGTCAAAGGTCATACGCCCCTTCGAGAAAGCCGTACGAGCCATCTGCAACAACGGATTGTTCAACGGCACGAGATACACACCACCACCGGCAAGCTCTGCATCGGTGGTGAAACACTTACCCCTCGAGGGACGCTTCCTGGTGCCGTGAAAATGGAGACGTTGTTCATTGTCGAACCACTTCCACAAAGAAGTCTCATGCCCCTTGTGCGTTACAGTGAACTCGTATTGCGCGTCCTGCGGTTTCGGAGCAACCATCATCTTGTGATTGTCCCGGAACGTGTTCCCGACAGCGTATTCCTCGTATTCGGTGCCGGCAATGAACTGCCCGAACCTGGTCCGGCGAACGGATTGCTCGAACGCTGTCACACGCGGGAAGTGAAACACCGCGAAGCCGCGCTTCCGGCGCGACCATTCACGGTCAGCATCGGCCTCCAGGGCGACCATGTAAGGGTTCTCGATGCGCACGGCGTTGGCGAGGAAGAACACCCGCACTCTGTCATTCCACCTGTCCACGGTGTTGTAGAAGTTGTTGAACACCGAGAACTCGTCCGGCAAATACCGGACACACCCCTTTTCAATGATGAACTCATCGAACAGAATGGTGTCGAAGTCGTCAAACACCATCGACTTCATTTGCTGCGCTGTCGACAACGCGACGGCCATGCCGATCTGTATCCACTTTGAGCCCTTTACTGGTTCGGGATCGTCGCAGATCTCGAAGTGATGCCCGCGAACGCGGAAAGCGTAATCCGGGAACTCCCGCCCGACGTCGACGAACATGTTCTGAATCGTCCGCAGCTCATTTTTGTAGCGCCGCAGATAGATGAACTTCCGTCCGTTGACGATGAAGTCCTCGATACAAAGTTTCTTGGCACCGTAGGTTTTGCCAATGCCACGGCCACCAACAACGAAGTTGTATGTGCCGTTCTTCTCCAACAAAGGATCGAAGTCGTAGTACTCGATATTGCTCATGGCTTCAATCCTAGACTTTGCAGCCAGGGAATGCAGTTCTTGGAGGAGTAGATGTTACCCGGGGTGATTCCTTTCGGGTAATACTCGAAGTGGCAGTGAACTCCGAATGCCCGTCCGGTCTGCCCCATCAACGCAACCGTCTGCCCCGCGGTCACCCTCTGCCCCTTCGAGACGAGAACCTTCTGCGCGTGGCAGTACATGTACGACTCCCCAGTGGCGGCCTGTATCGCAACGTGGTTCCCGGCCCAGGCTTTCGCCGTGTCGCCCACGACCGTGCCGTCGGTGACGGCCAGCAAAGGGGTGCCGGCCGCCCCTGCGAAGTCCGTGCCCGTATGGTATCGGGCCCAGGCGCCAGTTTCCCCGAAGCCTGCGGAGATCCTGTACTTCCCTTTCTCCACGGGGAGGCTGTACTTCCCGGACGGTGGCGGGGCGGGTGGGGTTCCGGGATCGTCATCATCGCCTCCGCCGGGCACCTTGCCGTGTGATGCCTGGCCGGCGGGCACCCACATGCCCGGCTGGGTGGGTGTCATCATCTGCTTGTTTCCGGATGTCCAGTGCACCACCATGGATCCGTTGTGCAGCTGAATCAGCCGGATGTCGTCGGAGCCCCCGTTGTCGCCGTCGATCGGTGGCGGTGGCGGTGGCTGTGGGTCGCTGCCCCCTCCGTCGCCTCCGGGGGTTCCGGGTAGGGTGTCGCCGGCGTAGGGATCGACTTCCACACCGCCCCGCATGCCGGGTTTCAGCGTGTACCCCGGGAATGGTGGACTCGTGTCCCACTTGTCGATCGCGGCCTTCGCCTTCGTGTAACGGCTCCAATATTTCGTGAAGCTGCCGCCGACGGAGCGAAGTGCGTTCATGTAGGTGTCGAGGGACGGGTTCGATCCGGCGATCCTGACGGCCTTGTTCGTCCCAACCGGCCACTGGTGATTGGAGACGATGAACATGATCGTCGTCTTCGGAACGACATCGGGGTCGATGCCCTTCCGCTTGGCGAGGGCTAGGTAGTCGCCCATGTCCTGGTTTGCGGTGACGTGCTGCACCCACTTCGTCAGCGGCCGCACCATCACGGCCCGGATGGGTGCGAGTTCTTCCTTGCGCAGCCACAGCGAGTTCCACGCCTCCGAGGAGGGGCCGTTGGTTTCGAGCATGGAGCGGAGCCGGCCGGGCAGCATGGCGTACCCGGCCGGATCGTACTTCCGGATCCTCGAGATCAACCTGCCCGCCCGCACCCCATACCACTGCATGATGCCGATCGTGATCGGGTCGCCGGTGTAGATGTCCGTATAGGACAGGTTGGATTCCACCAGCCCGAGGACGTGGATGGTGACGTTGAGTTCCGGAGTTCCGAATGCCATGTCAGATTGCGTTCCCTTGCGTGTCCTTCCAGCCCTCGAGGGTGAAGATGCACAGTTTGTTCTTGCCGGTGTGCCAATACATGGCACCCATCATGGATTTCGCAGCATCCCCGAAGGAAGGGAGGGTGTCGCCGTAGCCGGTGACGACGGCCCCGTTCAACGGGGACGCGATGTGCTGGCCGGCGTGGAACACCTGCTGGCCGCCACGATCCTGGTTCACCCTGTACGGGAACGTCGCAACGGTGGTTCCGGGCTTCCTTGGGCGCATGTACCGGTAGGCGCCGGTGGACATGTTCGTGTTCGAATCGCCGAGAGCGATGACCTGCAACGCGCCCGGGTTGGTTTCATTCGTGTCGATGATGAAACCGGCGTCCTCGTTCGGAGAACCTCCCTTGTAGAAGTTGCCGATGAGGTTGAGGTTCTCGCCGGAGCCTTGCTGGGAGGCGTCCCAGATGGCGCGGTGGTTGGGAAGGTAGATCTGGCAGCCGATGGCGGTGGCGGAGGCGCCGCCGCCACGGAAGTGCAACAGCCTGCGGCTCTCGGCCTGGATCTGCTTGTCGCTCTCGAAGTAGGTCCCGAAGATGCTGACCTGGCAGTTCGTGTTCAGTTCGATCGCGGTCTGATACGCCTCGATGGCGCCACCGTTGATGCGGCACATGGTGCCCTCCCTGAGGATGACACCCATTTTCCCGTTCTTGTCGCCACGGTCGGCCATGATGTGAGGCTCCGTCACGGCGAGGTTGTAGCAGTAGTTCGCGTCGACTGCGATCGTGTTCCACCACCACTTGCAGCGATCCAGTTGGGTGTACCAGTTTTGTTCCAGGTACACCGCTTTGTCCCATTTCAGGAAGTAGCAATCCCTGATGGTTGCGTAGTTCTTGATGTGCAACCCGATGCAGCCGAGGCGTTCGAAACCCGGGCCTTCGAGGCGCATGCGTTCCATGACGTTGCCGTACTTCAAGACGATGCCCTTGGATTCTCGCATGTCGAACACAAGGGAGGAGTCGGGTTCGTTGTCGCCCCACTGCCCGGAGGTTCCGGCAATGTACTGGTCCTCGAGGAACTCCAAGGAACCAGTGACCCGGTACACACCCTTGGGGAAGTACACATGGCCACCCTTCCCGGCAGCAGCGATCGCTTTCCGGATGGCAGCGGTGTCGTCGGTTGTTCCGTCGCCGGTGGCTCCGTGGTCCTTGACGACCTCGTAGTGGCGGTTGGCCTTCTTGGCTGCGAATTCCCGCACTTCCTTGACCTCCCGGTCGACCTTGGCGGTCAGTTCGGTGCGGGCGGTGCCGACGAGCTGCTCGAGGGAGGCACGGGCCTGCGCGACCTGGTTGGTGAGGTCGGTGCGGAATTGCTGAATCGTGGCGTCGGTGTCGCTCTTGTATTTCCCGAACACCTTGTCGAACTGCGCCGTCGTGTACGTCAACAACTCTTCGCCATTCATCATGGCGAAGTGAATGATTCCGTTCTCGTCGTCGTGAACGGTGTGATGCACGAACTTGGCGATGAACTCGTTGATCTTGTTCGTCGAATCCGTGACGAACTTCTCGATCGCCTTGTCCTGAATGCCGTGCGCATTCACCAACTCGTTAACCTTGTCCTTGATCTGCGCAAGCACATCGAGGAATGTGTACGCATCGGAGTGGGTGAATGCGACAACGGAGTTGATCGGACCGATCGGGCCGATTGGTGCAATGTAGGGGGCTATGGGCATCAGAATCTACCTCCGTACATGAAGCCCGGGAAGAAAGGTGGCATGATCCATGGTATCGGCTCGGGAACGATCCGCTGACCCGAACTCCACACATTCATGAACAAGTCCGAGAGATTGTTGAGCACGTGCCCGTCAACATTGATGTAAGAGGACAGGTATTCACCCATCAGCCGGGTGACCGATCCCTGACGGCCCGAGGAGTCGTTGAGGGCGTCGTTGATGGTCTCGGCAGTGGAACGGCCGCTGCTGGTGCCGGTTCCGTCACTGCTGGACGACGAGCGACCGCCAGATGTTGCGTAGTCCCCGTCGCTCTTGAGCATCTGCTGTGGAAACTGGCTGGACAGTGATCCGGACTTCGTCAATGACGTGTTAGTCGACTCCCCAGACTCCGTGCTGGACGACTTCGTCGTACCCTTGTTGACCGACTTGATCTCGTACGTCGACAGAATGTCGCCGACGTTGGCGATCGCAAGATAGGCCTGGTTGAACATTGGCATGTCCCGGTATAGGCGTCGGCGGAGTTCGAAGAAGAACAGCTCGTACGTTTCCTGGCCAACCTCGCGCAGCCAGTAGTGTTCGAGAATGATGCGATTCAGCCGGGGCCGGTAGGCCTCGGAGAAAATCGGATACGAATCCAACCCAGTATCGAGATTCAAGCGCTTCGCATACTCGATTCCCTGCCGGAGTTCCCCGGTGTAATCAGACATTCAATCCAGCCTTCCCATTCTCCCGTGCGTTCGTTTCGGCCTTGTACGTCAAGTCTGGGATGACGTTCTCGTCGAACGCCCACTTCACCGACACATCCAAACCGAACTTGCGGTTCATCTCCTCAACTGCCTGCTGCCTCGGCTTGTTGAACGAATTCCGGGCCGCAATGACTTGCCCATCCCTCGAGGACGCCTCGTCAGCCACGAGACGCTCCTTCTTGGTCTCATCCACACTGGTGATACCCATGAACGTCAACGCCTCCCGCCACAGGTGCTGCCATTCCTTGCGGGTCTGCTCAAGATAGGCGGGCTGGATCTGCATATCGAGAGTGCTGATCACCTGATCGTAATTCAGCTCCGGGTAGCCGAAGATCACCGGAGCACCTTGATCCCAATCCCTCAGCAGGTTCGCGTAGGTCTGTTTCTGCCCTTCCGGGCAGGTGATGATTTTCGTCACCCTCAGGTTCTTCGTGAGGATCTCGAGTGTGGTGGTGACGTCGCCGAGCCGGGCTGCGAAGTCGAGCATCTGGTCGGCGATCCCGCGCCGTGAGTTGGTGCCCCACACGGCCACACACTCTTCCTTGGGGAGTTGCAGCGACACGTACGGTGGCGGCGCGTAGGTCGTGTACGAAGTTGCGTTGCCGTACAGGTCGAGAGGGCCGGAGGGGGAGGCTGCGGCCATCACCCAGTCGTCGTATCGGCCGTCCCAGTACAGCACAACCAGGCCGCCGTAGTACAGCTGCTTCTCAACAAACCGGACATCAATGGATTCGGGTAGGCCTTCCCATTCGAAACGGGCCATGCACCATTCCGACAGCTTGTCGTAATAGCCTGCGGTGCGCATGTTCCCGAGACCGATGTGATTCCGCGGTATGAACCGGGACATCACTTCATGGGGGTTGTACTGATTCCTGCTCATAGCACAACCGTACCCCATCGGTTTCCCGTGGGGGCATTGTCCGCGATGTCGAGGTGAATGATGTGGTCGGGATTCCGCCACACGGTCACACCGCGCAGGAACATGCCCTTGATAGTGGACTTGTACAGCTCTGGCATGAATGCGGTGTCCATGGTCACGTCCGCCATTTTCCAATAGCAGAAGTTGCTCATGGGCAGCAGCTCCGATGCATTCCAATACCGGTTTAGCGCATAGCCGTATCGCAGCCAGTACTCGCCGAGCCGTTCAACAGCGACCTGGTCGACGGTCTTCACCCGCACATTGACCGTGTATCCCTGCTCATTGATCAAAGCGGAGAAGTTCCCTCCGAGCTGGCCGGACACGGAGGGTTGCAGCATCTTCGCGTCCTGAACCTTTGCGTTGATGCCCGCGATCGCCATGCGTGCGTCGCCGGCAGCGGTCGCCTTGGCCAGGGAAAGATTGCTGTTCGCAATCCCACGAGAAAGGTTGTTGGAGATGCGGGTGCGGCCGGCGAGTTCGTCGTTGGCGATGGCGTTACGCCCGTTTATGGATATGTTGTTGATCTGATGATCCATCCAGGCATTCCCGACACCCATGAGGCCGTTGATGGCACCCCCGAGAAGGTTTCCGGAGGCCATCTGTGACAAGCCTCCGACACCACTGTTGATTCCCTGCTGCATGGACTTCAACCAGTTCAGCTCCCGCCCCAACGATGCGTTTCGGTTAGTGATGTCACGGCCGAGATCCGCGTTCTGCTGGGAGGCGTCAATGCCCATCATTGCCTGTTGGAATGCGGTGTTGGCGCCCATCATGGCCCGCTGCTGCGCCCAGTTGACGCTGTCATTCTGGAACGCCAACTGGTTCTTGTTACTAGCGAGGTAGTCGAGATATGAGTTGTTGGTGATCGGCAGCTGAGGGTATTCCGTGATCACCGTGCATGCGTCCAGGTACGCCCCACCCCACGGGTCCTGCCGGAACCTGCGGCCGTAATTCAATGGGTAGATAACGGTGCGCGGATTCGGGGGGATGATGCAGGCGGAGATCTGCAATTCAAGCCTGTTGCCGGAGAACAACTCGGGTTTCAGGATCACCGGTGAACCGGTGTATGTGGTGAGTTCGAACGCCGAATACGGATGTGTTGCGAACTTGACAAGGTGCTGATATCTGGCGGGAATGCGGGCCATCATGGTTGTGGTGATGTCCGGCGTCACTTCCTGCCGATAGGTGAAGGAACCGGTGACGAGCTTCCGCGTGGCGGCATCCCGGCCCAGGAAGGATTCCCCACCACCGAAGCTCTCGGGCAGCAGGGGCACGATGAAGCACGCCATGATGGAGCGTGACGCCCAGGGGGCGTTCTTCAGGGAATCCATGACGGTTACGAAGTGATCCGCGCTCGTAAACCACAGGTCGGCGCCGACGGACACCGACACGCGACGGTACTGGTTGACCGTGCCCTCACCGTTCTGTTTCCGCTCGGTGGAGTGCAGATCGATGTTGGAACCTTTGGACGTGTTCAGAACAGGATTCTGGGTGGTGCCGGGATCGGTGGTGAGATCGGCCGAGGCGAAGAAAACGATGCTGTACGCGCCGTCGCCACGCGACTGGGGGTGCCGGATGCGGTGGCGCAGATAACCGGTTTCGATCATGTCGGCGCCACAGTCCAGGCCTTCGGGAACGAGGAGGTTCTTCAACCCGGTTTCGGTGCCGGCACCGGCGACCAGGAATGACAGATGACCGCGCTCGACGTAGCAGCGACCGAGAGTGACTTCCCACTGGAAACTGGACCACACATCCAGCTGAAGGTGGAATGCCGTGGTCTGCGGGGCAATGTGCTCCACCCCCTTGACAAAATAGTAGAAGGTGAGCGGCCCATCATTGTGGGTCTCCTTGTTCGTCACCCTCATGAAGTTGTAGCCGTACGCCGACGACAGTGGAATGTCGAGGAGGACGTCCTGTTCGGGGCGGGCGTAGGAGAGTTCATTGAACTTGATGCGGGGTCCGGGGGAGGTTTCGAGGTACTTGTCCAGAGCTGCTCTGGATTCGAACTTGACAACGTTGTTGTATTCGGAATCCCATGGCACGTTGCACAACGTGACTTCGGTGCCGGGTCCCCAGATGTCGTAATTGAACACCGAACCCGCCGGCAGGACGGGACCGGCGGGTTCGATGTCGAAAGGTGTGGCTGTCACACCAATTCAGTATAGCCTACTCGGCATGTTTCGGTGAGGGTTTCGCAATGTCATACACGCCCGCGGCGGCGAGACCAACGATGAGCCCTTCGGACAGGGCCTTCACCCAGGCGACATCGGCGTGCTGCGCGGCGAACACGGCGAGCACACCGACGACGAGCGACACGACAGGGGCGGCCGCGGCGGGAAGCCCGGCCTTCTTGAGCAGGTTGACGAGTGCCAGCACGGCCGGCACGGTCGCGATCTCAATCATTGGTTTCCTTCCAGAGTTCTTCGAGTTTCGGCGGCTCCGGTGAATCCGGGCGCCGGTACCTGTAGTACAGGTCAACGAGTTGACGGTACACCATCCACAGTGAGTTGATGCGGCGATTTTCCCGCTCGAGCTGGTTTTCGAGCCGGGTCACACGCTGCCACGTGTGACCCAGCACGACCGCAACGCCACCCAGCACCCCGACGGTGAGGGTGACGTCCAGCAGTGGGGGCATGTCAGTTCTTCCCGCTCACAGCCGCGATGAGCTGTCTCAACAGCTCATTGGTCTTCTCCAACTCGGTTGCCACCATGCCGGTGCGCGACGCGGTGAGCGAGATCATCTCGTTGTTGTTGAGTTCGCTGTGAAGCTCGCGACGGAATTCCTCGGCAAGCATCTCTTCTCCTTCCACAGCCCCTCCGAGTGGGCTGTCATCGACGAGGTGGAGGGCCTGGTCGCCTCCACCGAAGTAGGCGTGCACGTGGTCACGGTGCGCCTCGGACACGCCACCCGTGTAGAGCCACTTCCACGTACCACGATCGGGATTCCACGATCGGGCGATTCCCTCATTGTAGATGTCGAAGATGATCCACCTGAGGTTGATGTGACGGGCGTTGACCTGGAACCAGCGCACCAACTTGAGTGCGTTGTCGCGTTCCTGCGGGGTGGGCAGCACACCCACCTTGCGGGAAATGATGAAGTCCTGGGCGTTGCCGGAGGAGTGCTCGTGGTTGAGGTCCACGAGTTTCCAGTTGCGCCGCACCCAGTTGGGTTCACCTTTCCCCTGCCCCAGCCAGATGCCTGCTGGAAGGCGAGGGAAGAGGTGCTCATCAACACGACGCACATTCATGTTGACAGCACCCACCCCGTTCGGCAGTTGAATGCTCACTTGGGCCACTTCACCTTGCCGGCATCGCTATCGACGGCAACGTCGGTGGAGAAGGTGACCTTCGGATCCGACGCCGCCTTGGCGGTCACCGCCAGTTTCGCCGCTTCCTCCTCGGCACCGATGAACAGCACCCCGTCCTGTGTGACGACGGTGCGCGGATCGGTGTTGCCGGCAACACTCCAGAGGATGCCATGCTGGTCGAACTCGGAACCGCCGGTGCGGGTCATGGTGGCGTTCAGCAAGTACAAGAACCCGGGCGCCACCTTCTCAACCGTCTTCTCGGCAATGTCGGTGACACCGATGGCGGTGATCTTGGTGATCTTGCCGTGATCGACGGTTGCGGTGGTGACCTCTTCACTCGTGAAGAGCACCGCATTGGCGAACAGACTGGCGCCGATGATCTCGTGGTGATGGAGCCAGAAATTCTCGTACAACCCCATGGGGTTCGCGAACGACCTGTTCTCATACAACACGTCCCCGCAGACGAAGAACTTTTTGTCCACGAGAATTGCCTGCATCTTCGGAATACCGATGTACTCCGCGGGCACCTTGATGATGCGATAGTCGATACGACCCTTCTCCATGTTGAACATGGCAGCGAGTGCATCAACGTCAATGGTTGCAGCAGCCTCGGGAGTGACGAACAGGATCATGTCCTCCGTGTTGGACCAGGTGGGCAGCTTCAACGGATTGTACTTCTCCGACAGGTACACGAGCTTGTCAGCAGTGGTACGGATGGCCTTGATCAGTTTCTTGGCCTCGGCCTCACCAGCCGTCGCGGCGGTGACATCGGGAACCTGGATCTTCGTGAACCCGCCATTGGCGTAATGCTCACGCAACAAGGAGGCCATGAGCAGAAACTCGTCCCAGTTGTCAGAGGTGACGGGAGCCTGCATGATCTGGGCGACGAGATCGCCGAGGCCACCACTGGAGAGCATGGCGCGCCGCATCATGGCCTCGGAAATGGAAATCTGGTACATGTCCTCCCGGTTGGTGTGGTAGAACGTGGATTCGATCCGCGGCAGACGGCGCCGGAAGATCTCGGTGCCGTATTCCCTGTTGTTGTACCAGTGCTCGGCCTCGATGAGACCAACGTAGATGTCCTCGATCTTGCCGCCGTAGTCAAGCACGGCACGCTTGAACTCGGAAAGCTTGTTCGTCCAGGGACGGGCGCCGTCGATGTAGATGGTGGACACGACATTCACCAGGTTGGTGACAAACTCGTTCCGGATCAGAGGGTCGCGGAGAATGTTCTTGCCGAGTTCGACGAAGTTCGACTGGGTCGCTTCGGGAATGCGGCGCTGGAAGTCGAACGAGCCGTTGGCGCGGAGGGTGTTTATGATCTGGGCGTTGGTTGCGCCCTGATACTTCGGTGCGGGCATGAGTTTCCTTTCTCAGTGTGCGGTTTCTCGAGGGAACATTGTTTCCCGCAAGTGTTCCCAGGACCAGTCTTCCGGTTCCTCGGTTGTGGGGGTGCCGACCTGCCTGGTCAGGGTGTGGCGCAGGTCCGTGTACTTCTTGTCCAGTGCGTCGATGCGCTGGTGGAAGTCGCTCATCATCTGTTCCGCGATCTCCTTGAATCGCTCGCCAAGATCCTGAACCGGCTCGTTCGACACTTCAACGGGCTGCTGTTCGTAAACTTCTTCCGCCCCGGAGTTGTCGGTGTTTTCCATGTGTCTGCTCCTTTCGATTGAGTGACGGTCGGCCGGTGGGACACCACTCCCTGACTGCCGGGCCCTTTCACGGGTGGTTCCGGTTCAGCCGTCTCCGACCGCCGCCACAAATGGCTTCACGACCTCCTGGGCCGCTGCCATGACCCACTATACCTTCAATTCGTAGGGCCGGGGCACGAGGCACACCCCACCGGGCACACGTTTCGACGCAAGTTTGCCCTCAAAGATCCTGCCGGGTTCGAAATCGCCAATGGTCAACTCGGACGCGACACTGCGAGGCATGCCGGCAATGTGAACTTCATTGACGCCATCCACACGTTTGTCGATGTAGCACTTGGCACGCCAGTACAGGGCGTAAGTGAATGAGTACTCGTGTTTCCACAACCCCAGCTCCGAGGGATGTTCCATCAGTTCTCCGGTATTGGGGCGAAGTACGTGCACGGAGTCGGTGTCGGCATAAACGAAGTCATCCCCGAACGCCTGCGCGGCGGTGATGGTCTTCCGGCGGGCGTAGGCGGTGACGAACACCGAAACCGGTGTGTAGACGGGATCCTTGACCTCAGGTACACATTCGACGAGACGTATCACCCCGTTTTCGAGAATGGGGCGTTTGGAGCGAACCTCGGGGCGGGTGGCGAACTTGCCGTACAGGGAGTTGAGGTGCAGTTTCGCCAACAAACGGGCACCGCCCGTAGCAGCGGCCTTTATGGCCATGTAGTGGTCGATGTAAGCGTTGAAAAGACCAGTGCGGGTTTGAAAGTAGAAGCCTCCGTGCCATTCGATGATGTTCAAGTCGTAATGCTGTTGCCAGAGTTCCAAGTCAATGTTGGTGACAGTCAATGTCACGGGTTCCTCAATGACGGTGAGATATTCAGTGGCGGCAAAACGAGAATTGTTCTTGATCTGAATACAGGGCAACATACCCGGCCGAATGGTGGCGGTCAGGCTGATCTCAACAATGTATGTGCGCCACGGATCCGGACGCCCCTCGAAACGAATGGGCTGACCATATGGCAATTGCTGGGTGCGCATCGCCCACGGATAAATGGAGTTGTTGTCATACACATCCCCATTGCAGACAACAATTCGAGCATACTTCTCATTGAGGAATGTCCAGCCGCCACGATAAGCGCCGCGTATGAAGTCATCAACATCACGTTCCAGCACAGGTAGGGACACTTCCCAGTCCTTCGTGAGACGTTTGAAGGCTGCCAGGGAGTCGGAGCCGATCGTGAGTTTCGTATTACCCTCAGCGAGAGTATGTGCAACACACTTGGCACCAATGATGATATCGTGATCGAGGTAACGCCACTCCTCCACGGTCGGTTCGTACCCCACAGATCGGTCGGCGTCGTAGTCGATCTCGAGTTTCCGTTCCGCCAGCCCGTAAGTCACAGCCAGCGCCGAGATCGACAAGGGCAGTTTCTTCAACGAGTCAGCGAACACAACCTTTTGCCCATTGGGGAACAGGCAGGTGATCGTGTAATACTGGCCCATCTCCGATATGCACGTGGAGAACTGGCACTCGCGCAACAAGGAATCCTCATTCCACACCCAGCCACTACCCAGCAGATAGGACAAAATGAAGTCCCCGTCGAAAGCCAAATTGTGGAAGTAAATGCGATTGTAGGGCCCGTCCTGCACCCAATCGAGAAACGATTCAACGTCAAGGCCATGAACCACCTGTTCGCGTGTGACATCAGGTGTGACGGGCGCGATGCCCCAGCACCACACCCGGCAGTCATCGACCTTGTTGACAGTTTCGAAGTCAGCGAACCCCGCTACCTCATTCCTCGTCCCCATGTTTCTTCTCTAGTTCCTTTTGGTACTTCACGGTACGCCGTTTCCGTTCACGCGCCCTCTGCGCACCCGCCTTCCGGATTCGTTTCTTGGCATCCTCATCCGAAGAAGCCTGGATCAGCGGTTTCTTGTGCACATACCCAGCAGCGGCGGAACGTGCCCTGGCCTCCGCGCGGCGCATGTTGTACCGGTCCTGCTCGGAATACTCAGGCTTGTACCATGACGGAGGCTCATTGAACAGCGGCTTGCGACGCCGCTTGTACAAGTCGCCCGGGGTGTAGCCGTCGGCCCAGTCGACGGCCCGTTTGATCTCTTCCTGTTCCCACCACAGCGCATCCTCGCGGTTCGCACGCTCGGTGGCCTCGGTCTGCGGGTCCAGAATGATCTGTGTCTCAATGTAGGCCAGCCGAAGGTTGCTGGAGAAGTTGCGGTTGAACAGCCACAGCATCTCGACCTGGGCACCAGTGAGTTGTTGCACCTTCGGCACCAGTGCCGGATAGACAAGCCCAACCATTTTCTCCATCGAGGCCCTCGCGGAAGCGATTCGTTTCTCCTTGTGCTCCCGGGTAAACACATTCTCATTCAACTCGGTGAGGCGCCGCAGAGAGTTCTCGTTGGTAATCTGGTGGGGCATGCGATTCACCTTCACCAGATCATCGGGTGAGGACTTCGGCACCCTTTCAGGATGAACGGATGGAATGACGATTCTTCGCCAGTCACCGTAGCTGGAGTCAATGTTGGGGGAAGTGGCTCGTTCAATCTTCTCGAGTTTCCGCTTCACCCCAGCATTACGTTTCTTCTCGGACTTCTTATACTTCCGCCACTGCTCAGAAGTGACGAACTTGCCGTTCCCGAGCATGACGAACGAGTTCTTTCGGGAATTGAATGATTCGAAGCGTTGAATCGCCGCATCCAATTGCTTGTTGGTGTAACCGGCCATTTTCTTCTTGTCCAGCGGAGGGGCTTCAACAGCGGTGTGGCCTTCACGTTTCCAGTACTGAACCTTGCGCTTGGCCCTGTGGTGCAGCTTCGCGAGATACTCGCGCTTCTCCCGGAGATTCATGATGAAACGGGCCCCCACCCGTGAAGGGTGAGGGCCCGCCCTGTTCCCCTTCTGCGCGGCATCAATCAGCGATCTTGAGGGTCAGGAACGACCTGGCCCCACGCCCCTTCACCTTCGCAGCGACAACCCGGATCGGCTCTTCCCAGGTAGAGGGATGGCCGGCGAGGCCGATGAGCTGCTTCAGATCACTCATGACCACCTCCGACATGGTCGCGTACGACTTCCCTTCAACGTCGTCGACGAGCACAAGGCGAACGCCGGTGCGGGTCTCGAAGTGACCGGGGCGGGTTTCGGCCTGGAAATCAACCACGGTCGCCACGTAGTGGCGCAGGTTGATGACGGTGCCGATGTTCTCCTCGAGCGGCTCGGCATCGGAGTTCACCTTGTAGAGCCTCACGGCGTTGGCGGGATTGAGGTCGATGCTGGTGGCGACCCCGCTGGTGGGGTTCGCCAAGGCGCGGATGGAGTCGAATGCGAACTGGCGCGACCCTGCGGGGACGAGTGCCGGGTCGGTGACGATCTCGGCGTCGACGGTAGCGATGGAAGTGGACTCAGTCATGACAGTTTTCCTTTCAGCAACGTGACTGTTTTTTCTTCTTTGAGGAAGTCCGGTACGGCTTCCTCCCCCAGCATCCCAATCAAGTAGCTGGGTGTGACGGTGAAGTCCTCACCCCGCGGGCCGATGCCTCGGAGGGTGGTGACGTAGCCGTCGGTTTCGGCGATGATCGTGACGTGCCCGATCATCGTCAGTCTTGTGGTGATCATACCCGACAGGGTCTCGGTGACTTGGTAGGCGGCACGCCATCCGGCTGCTCTCACGGCTTCCGCCCAGGCATGAGGTTCAAACGGCTCGAAGTGCATCACGCAACTCCCGTCTCCCATGACCGGTGATGACGAGCCGGTCACCATGGAAGGCGATCCAGTTCTGCTCGATGGCGCGCAGCAGGATCCTGCGGCGCACACCTGCTTTGCCGATGTGGTACTCACCGGGACCCCAGCCGAGCCTGACCGTATGATGCCAAGTCATGGAACCGAACTTTTCGAGCCGGGACAGCACCTCGATGATATAATCACGCATCACCGTCAACCCCCCGATTGAAGGCCTCCAGGAACTTGGCCAGTTCAATGACCTCTTCAGGGGTGGCGCCCATGGATGCCAGATTGGCAAGCGAATCGTGTTCCACGCTGTGGGTGGCCGGCATGATCGGGAATTCACAGTCGTGGATCAGGCGCCACAGGTAGCCGATTTCTGCCGGATTGAACCTCCAGGACCGGCTGAACACCGACTCCAGGTAGAATGTGGCGCACTCATCGAAGAACGGCACATCGAGGTTGAGGAAGTCCTTGACGCCGTACACCAAGTTCAGATGAGCATCAGGGTCGAGGGTTTTGCGGGACAGCAGGAACTTCACAGGGTCCTGTTCATACCACAGTTCCACGATGTAATCCCTGTCGAACAGGAACTCATGAGGGCAGGTGATGAGATAGTTCTCGAACTCAGCTCTTCCGAGCTGTCCGGCAGCTCGTTCGAGATTCTGGGGATCGTCGCTTTTCTTGGCGATGACATGTTTGAACATGTCTGTTGCGAACTTGATCACTTTGTTTTTGATGTCACTCATTTTCTTCATTCCTTTCTTCATTCTTGCCGGCGAAACAGTCCGCCATCAATTTAATGTATGACCTGATCATGGCCACACAATCCCCCCTTCCTCACCAAACGAAAGGCGAGCACTCATACAATTCATCAACCGCGTTGCCCAGTCCTTTCCGTTCAGCATCGGCATACCCCTTTTCGACAAACCACTCCCACCATGCATTCATGAGAGTTTCCACATACTTCAACTGCGCATGGACACCAAGATTACCGGTCCATCCGGGCGGAAAAAGCATGACGACATCCGCAAGAGCGAGAACCGTGTCCAGGCTGAAGGACGCCCCAACGAGTGCCCGGACATGAAAACCAGGATCCAGAAGTTGCGTGTACCAGGCTCTGATCGCCGCGAAGGATGGCACAGTCTCCAACGGATGGCTGTAACAGGCGGAAGTGATGTCATCCACGAAACGTTCAGCCTCCAGAAGGCGGAGCCCCTCGTAGCCGACAGAGACGAAATCCGTGTGAAGCTGCTGAAAACCACCGTAACGCCTGAAAGTGACAACCGATTCCCGGCATGCAATGGCGATGTCCTCGGCGTATGGCCAGTCGAGCATGAACCATGCAAGAATGGTGTCCAAACGGGGACTCTTCTCCCATGCGGCTCTGATCGTACAGGCAACTGAAAAGGCCAGTCCTGGTTCGGCATTGTCGTCGATCAAAAGGTTGGTGAGGCTGTCGGTGCCCTCACGGCAGGCTCGCAAAATTCCTTCCATGTTGACCCACCCGTCACAGTGTGTGAAGTCCAGCAGCGTGAAGATCTTGCGTTGTACTGCGAGTTCCACCAGGTTGTTCATTTTTTGTTCCTTTCGACGTGTCCTACTCTACGGCCCCGCCCCACCCCTGGCAATAAATGAACATTCCATATTGCACAGTTTGCTGTTGCAAGGGTTGGACAGGACAGCACAAGATGTTATGAAACCGTTACGAACTAGAAGGTTCTAGGTGTTGCGAGAAGAGAAGAAGTATGTAATAATAGATGCATGATGACGTACACGAGTGGATTTGTCTGAACGAAAAACGAGCAGCGTCAAGGGGCCCGTCCGTAATTGGACCAGCCCCTACGTGTGTTTGTGTTGGTAAGGCCTGGGAAAGAAGGGCCATTTTTTGTGACCAAAAAATGAACAACCTG